CCGTTTCCAAGAAACAGACCTCCAATATAAGTATTCATTGAATACTACGTTAACACCCCTGCTGAAGCGTTTCATCATTGATGGCGCTTCCCGGTTCCCGGCACAAATGGTTCGTGTTGCCGCACACGCTGCGTTAACTAAACACGGTATATCCCCTATTGAATTAGAGGGTTTATCCGTGAGTAGTACCGCTTTACGTGGGCAGTACATAGACCGTTTATATTTTGCTGGCCTATGCGATTTCTATTACTCCTCAAAGGTTGTAGAGGGGAATAAGATCGCTTTCGTGCCGAAGAACGCTAAGACCGATAGGTCTGTTGGGGCTGAGCCAATGGCTAACAGCTTCCTCCAGAACGGGCTCGGGGTTCTTATGGCACAAAAGATGCGCGCTCGGACCAAGAACCTTGATATACGTGATCAAACACGTAATCAGGTCATGGCCTATCACGGGTCACTTGGACCAGCGTGCGATCCCACACTTTGTACTATTGACTTATCTGCCGCTAGTGACACGATTAGCCTAGCAGTCGTTGATGCTTTCTTCCCTAAACATTGGGTTAAGGCATTCCGTCTACTTAGGTCTCCGCGTTACGAGCTGAGCGGTAAGTGGTACACCACAAATAAGGTGTCGAGTATGGGGAATGGTTTTACGTTCCCTCTCGAAACATGCTTGTTCTACGCAATCTGTGTAGCTGCAAGCACGATGCACTACGTCGAACGTGGACTCCCCTTGGGGGAGGCACGCGCCGTATCGCACACTAAGAGTGGTTATGATAACTGGCATGAACCTTCAGCCTATGGTGACGACTTAATCGTCACCGGCGAGGTTTATGATTCAGCGATCAAGTACCTAGGTATTTGTGGCTTTTGGCCGAACAAGTCAAAATCGTTCGGTCCAGACTCCTTCTTTAAGGAGTCCTGTGGCCACGACTACCTACATGGTAATTATATCCGTCCATTATTTATTAAGGAACAATTTGAATGGAAGACTTCAGTAATATCCCTCTTGAACCAATTGTCGAACCCTCTTGGGTTGGGCTGGTTCTCGAGGCGGCACAGCTCCTGCTTCAAGCAATTGTACAGGCTGTTGTGCTCGCACTTCTTGGATAAGACAATACCCCGGGGCCCGCTACCTTGCGGCCCCATTACGGGCATTGATGAAGTTACATTCTTATGTCTACCTTACGAAATTCTCGTAGGTAGCGGATTGGTGTGGAAGGACCCGCGGCGATGTGGATATGTTTATTCACCACTTCGCATCGAGGCGCGGAGGTTCGAGGATGTCAGCATTGCGACTCGGTGGGCTGTAGGTCTTACGACCTTCTGTCCCGATCGAGTTGCGTTCCAGGAGAAGTATAATGTACTTATCCGGGGACGCTTCACAGTGAAGACTCCGAAGAACCCAGCAACTGAGAAGATTAAGCAGGGCCCTAAACGGGATGCTTACATTTCTCAATTTCCCTCTGTGGAAATCGGTCACAGTTGTGATACCGATTACTATAGTTGGATAAACAACATCTCGTCGTAC